TTCATTTCAATAGCGAACTTAGCATTTTGGACTTGGGATAACGAATTTAAAATGAGAGGAATTGCTATAACTTTGGTAAGATCTTCTAAAATAGGAACATTATAAAACAGAGCAATATAAGGAGAAGAAAAAAATAATACCAGATATAAAATTATCCCCACCACAATATTAAAATAAAACACAGTAGAATAATCGATTGCCGTACGATCTTTTTTCTGTATCAATGCTCTATAAAAACCCGAAGTAATCAGCATATTGGATATTGTCAAAAAGATCGACAACATACCAACCATCCCATAATCTGAAGGCTGGAGGATACGGGCCATAAAAATGCCTATAATAAACTGTATAATCTGCAAAGAAAAACTCTCTGCAAAATTCCAAACCATTCCCCAAAAGGCCTTTCTCTGTAAAGAAGCTGCCATATAATCTACATAAAAATAGGGGAAACAAACAAATATAAAAGACCTTTCCTTAATTTCTAATAATTACCGGCCTTACAACAATACACACCCCTATCTAAATTACACATCTAATATTCAGATACAAAGGTATTCAAATTTTTCTAAAAAACCGATATTCGAGATATTTTTTGGTAAATCAATAATAATTACTCTTTTTCAAAAATTATTTGTAGATATCCTGAAAATATTGTACAGACATTCTATCTATCAATCAGTTGCACTCCTCACAATATAACAAATCTTCCTATGAAAGCAGACTTAAATTCTGTTTAATTTTACTCAGGTCAGGTTTGATAATTTCTTTATCGGAGAACTCCGACAGGCTCTAAGACAAATTTTTGTACATTTGTACCTGATAATTTTTAAATATGGATTTTTTGAATGGCTAAAAAAAAACGGAAAAAGAAAAAATCTATAAACTGGTCGGTCAGGTTTCTCTGGATATTTTTCTGGATTACGATTTTACTCCTGTTTGCTTATTATTTCCGCTTAGAAATAAAGTCTGCATTATCAACTTTTTCTACTAAAATTGAGCGATTAGGTGAAGCGAACCGGAAACCGGATATTAGGTATAAAAATTTGGAACTGCCGCTTCCGTTAGAAGATCGGGCAGAACAAATTATTAAGCATGAAGGTTATACTGTATCGTACAATAAAAATTGGCGTCTGCCTAATTGGGTAGCTTATGAATTGATTCGTGATGAATTACGGGGAACGGTATCAAGAACAGATAAATTTGTAGTAGACCCCTATGTAAACGGTGTCAGCGCGACAAATGCCGACTATCGTAGAAGTGGTTTTGATCGAGGACACATGGCTCCCGCTGCAGACATGACATGGAGTGAAACAGCAATGAAGGAATCTTTTTATTTCTCGAATATGTGTCCGCAAAATCCCGGACTAAATCGAGGGGCATGGAAAGACTTGGAGGAGAGTATCCGAAAATGGGTGAAAAAAGACAGTGCTATAGCAATAGTGTGCGGACCATTGGTCGATAAACGGGATACAACGATCGGACGAAATGAAGTAAAAATACCTCATGCCTTTTTTAAAGTTATCGTATCTCCTTATGTAACTACTCCGAGAGGAATCGGATTTGTATTTAAAAATGAAAAAGAAGACGCGCCATTGTCTGCATATGTCGTATCGATAGATAGTGTGGAAGCGCTTACCGGAATGGATTTTTTTTCGGAACTTCCTGATGAACTTGAGAACCGTTTGGAATCGCAAAACAATATCTTCGATTGGGAATTATAAAATAAGATAACTTATGATAACGAATGATACTATATGTGCAGTATCGACTGCACCCGGAATAGGCGGAATCGCAGTAATCCGTATAAGCGGGAAAGATGCGGTTTTGATAACTGAACGTATATATAAGCCCGTAAGAAAAGAGCGCCTGTTGACAGATCAAAAGCCTTATACACTGAGTTACGGTAACATTATAGATGAAAAAGGCATGATTATAGATGAGGTTATGGTAGCTCGATTTGTTGCTCCGCATTCTTTTACTGGAGAAGATACGATCGAAATATCTTGCCATGGCTCACTCTATATTCAACAACAAATTATTGCATTATTGATTCGAAACGGATGTCGTTCTGCGCTTCCAGGAGAGTTTACACAACGGGCATTTGCCAACGGAAAAATGGATCTTTCTCAGGCCGAAGCGGTAGCAGACCTTATCGCTTCAACGTCAGCATCTGCACATCGCCTGGCATTGAATCAGATGCGGGGAGGCTTTAGTAATGAATTGGCAAAACTTCGCACTCAATTACTCGATTTTGCTTCATTAATAGAATTGGAGCTTGATTTCAGTGAGGAGGAAGTCGAATTTGCCGACCGCTCAAAACTGATAGATCTTGCATTACACATAAAAATGGTAATCTGTAAATTAGCAGACTCTTTTAAGGTAGGTAATGCCATAAAGAACGGAATACCTACAGCTATCATCGGAGAAACGAATGCCGGAAAATCTACCCTGCTTAATTGTTTGTTGCATGAAGACCGGGCATTAGTATCGGACATACATGGAACGACTCGGGATGTCATTGAAGACACAACTGTTTTACAGGGTATCACATTCCGCTTTATTGATACGGCGGGTATAAGGGATACCCAAGACAAAATAGAAAGTATGGGAATAGAGCGTACTTTTAGAAAACTTGATCAGGCTGTTATAATATTGTGGATGATTGATGCTACCGGAATGAATGAAAATATTATACGCTCTGCCGGGCGCATTATACAGCATTGTGAAGGAAAAACTTTATTTGTTTTGCTAAATAAAACGGATAAACTAACCGGACAAGAGTGTGAAGAAAAAAGAGAATTAGTGGAATCTTTAATTCCTCTTAAACATTCAATCCTATTCATTTCAGCCAAAACAAATCAAGGAATAGACGATTTGGAAAGCCAGTTGGTATCAGTAGCTTCATTGCCGGAAACGGGGACAGATGATGTAATAGTTACCAATGCCCGACATTATGAAGCTTTACTTCATGCTCAAGAAGCTATATCTCGTGTATTAGATGGACTACATTCGGGTATTTCCGGAGATTTCTTGGCTCAAGACATACGAGAGTGCATGCATTATCTTGGAGAAATAACCGGACAAATTTCTACCGATGAAATACTTGGAAATATTTTTAGTAAATTTTGCATCGGAAAGTAAGACGGTAAAAATGGTGTTTTTAAAATAGCAAATAAGCAACAAAAATGGGTAATAATAACAACAAAATAGTATTGAATTTCAATTATTTATAAAATATCAGAAAACAATCCTTATTTGCTATGGCTATGTTGACAATTTGCCGTATATTTGGTGCTAAACCGTTGCTCAAAAAAAAACAAGCACCAAAAGCACCAAAAACAACCGCATTATGGATAAGAACAAGAAAGAACGGGTAAACCTGCGAAAACGCAAAATGCCATCAGGCAACACAAGCCTATATCTTGATGTCTTCATCAAAGGTGAACGCAAATACGAGTACCTGAAGCTGTACCTCGTACCAGAACATACGCGTGCCGACAAGGAGAAAAACAGACAGACAATGCAACTTGCGGAAGCCATAAGGGCGAAACGTACCGTTGAAATACAAAACAACGAATACGGCTTCAAGTCGGCTTATGCGGAAGAAACGCTTTTCTTTGACTACTACAAATCCATGTGCGAAAAGCGTTTGGGGTCTAAAGGTAATTGGGGAAACTGGAGTTCATGTCTGAAACACTTGGAAAAATATGAGCGCAATCACAGGATAACATTTGCCCAGATCACCCCGAAATGGGTAGAAGGATTTAAGGATTATCTTGAAAACAAAGCCTGTGCGTGGGAAAATGACGAGAGGGAAAGGATAAAAAACCGCCCCCTGTCCCGTAACTCCAAACTAAGCTATTTCAACAAGTTAAGAGCCTGTCTCAATCAGGCTTTCGATGAACGAATCATAGCGCACAATCCTATAAGGGGCATAGAGGGCTTCAAAGCAGAGGAAGGTACAAGAATGTACCTGACACTTGAAGAAGTGAAGAAACTGTCGCAGACTGAATGCGAATACCCCAAAATCAAACGTGCGTTCCTGTTCTCATGCCTAACCGGATTAAGACGCAGCGACATACTGAAACTCACATGGGGAGAAGTACACCAACAAGGAGATTTTACCCGGATCATCTTTCGGCAGAAGAAAACGGGAGGACAGGAATACCTTGACATAACACAACAGGCAGCGGAACTCATGGGAGAAAGAGGGAAGCCTAACGACAAGGTTTTCACGGACATATATTCTCCTACATGCACAAATGAAGCAATCAAAAGGTGGGTACTTAGAGCCGGAATAAACAAGGAAATCACATTTCATTGCGCTAGGCATACATTCGCAGTACTCATGCTCGATTTGGGAACTGATATTTACACCGTTTCAAAGTTATTAGGACACAAGGAATTATCCACCACTCAAATTTACGCTAAAGTGCTTGATAAGAAGAAACAGGAAGCGGTAGCCATGATACCCAAAATCATCGAATAACAATTTTTGGTTTTCTCCCTTATACCCTCTTTCCTAATATTATATATATTATTTATATTATATATATAAAGAGATAAGGGGGTATGGGGGAAAAGAGAAAAATTTCTCATTTTACAGCCGCTTTCCGTTTTGACGGAGATATTTTCAAAAACATATCACCCTCACCAAACAACAACCAATCAGAAGAAACGCCAAATTTTTTAATCATTGGCAAAATCCAATAGACCTCAAAAAAACCTTTGTTAAGGTCTTTTTTTTGCGCATATAAATGACGTTTGTCTATGCCAAAGTCATTGCAGTAGGTCTGTACTCCCCTAATGGCTTTTACGTCAATAATGGCTTCTAACGCCTTAAAAAAACGCTCCATCACCGCCATTGTCTCATCCCTGTAAACCCTACGCCTACTCATAAGCCCAACATGACTGACCTTTGATCGTTTTCATATTCATTGTTTGTTCAATTTTTCTATTACGGTAAGAAGACGGTCTATATGTTCGTCTTTCTTTTCCAGCAGACCGATAAACTTTTCAGATATAGCCGATATCTGATTGCCATTTCCTGACACGGCTATACTGTTATCATTGGCTATAGTCTTGGCTGTATCAGGATAGAACATACAAATATTTTTGTTGGTAACATGAGCTATTTTTTCAAGCAAACCACTTTTGACATCCTTTGCATTTAATGCAGAATGTAGCCTTTGATCGCTATCAAAACCCATCAAACGAGCCAAATCTGACAGAACAATCCCCTCTTGCTTTAAAATTTCTTTTACTTCCTCACCACTCATAATCAATTAGTTATAAAATAATATACGATTTTGTTTACAAAAACAAATATTTTTATTTGCTAATACAAACAAAACTGTTTATATTTGTCGTAACAATAAGCAAAGATATTGATACAATTAGGTAAAACATGCGAGCAAATATAAGTATATCGTGCTTATTAAGCAAGCGCATAGCAATAAAATAACAAAATGACAGCAAAAAAGACATTTAAGGAATTGTACGATGAGGAACTCAGAAAGCCTACCGCAGCACAAAAATTCGTCAGAGAGGTTTCAGAATTGACCCACCGTAGCGAAGTAACGGTCAGAATGTGGCTGTCGGGGCGGCAAGTTCCCGATGAGTTGGCGCAGACAATCATTGCTGAAAGGTATAAGGTAGATGTTAAATCACTCTTCCCTCGTGAAGAACAAAATCAATATGTATGAAAGCGAACTCAAATTGGCGAATGTGGATACTTGCAGTATTTGGAATGATTTGCCTTGTGTGCATTGCAGGAGAACCGATAAATCAGGACACATGGTATCGTGATTTCCTAATCTCAAAAGCTACCGGATTCCTATCTGGTTACATCACATACAGGCTTGCAATCTATTGGGAGGCAAAGGGCATACTCCCGGAACTTGACTTTTTTAAAGGAGGTGCGAAATGAAAGAACAATTAGATCGCATAGAAAAGCTCGTAAGGGTTGGGGCAAAAGAAGTTCTTAACGTGGAAGAGGCAGCTCTTATGCTTAGAGTATCAAAAAGCAGGGTTTACCACCTTGTAAGCAGCAGGGAAATTCCACACTACAAGAACGGTAAGAACGTGCTGTTTAAAAAGTCTGAAATAGAAGAATGGCTGTTAAGAGACCGCATTCCAACAAACAATGAGATAGACAGTAAAGCAGCTACCTACGTAGCTACCCATAAAAAATAAAATTCAACGCAACATGAAAACGATTATCATTACAAAAATTAACTTTCTGAATTTCAAAGGCATTCGGGATTTATCGGTAGAGTTTAACAAAGACCTGACAAGTATCTACGCAGACAACGGACTGGGTAAGACCTCAATCTTTGACGGTATAACATGGGTACTGTTCGGGAAAGACAGCAAAGACCGAAAGAGTTTCGGTATCAAGACCTATGACGAAAACAACCGAGTAATTCCACGTATTCCGCATGAGGTAACGGTAACATTGCTTGTGGACGGGGAAGAAGTTACATTATGCCGCAGGTATAACGAAAAGTGGACTAAAAAAAGAGGGTCTGCAGAAGAAGTGTTTGACGGACACGAGGAAGAACGTCTGTATAACGGTGTGCCATGCTCGATGAAAGAATACAATGAGAAGATTGCAGCCATGTGTTCGGAAGAGGTTTTCAAATTCATAACCAACCCCCTGTATTTCACAAAGCAGAAAGCGGATGTTCAACGCTCCATGCTTATTCGTATGGCCGGGGGTGTGTCCGATGATGAAATTGCACGTGGAAACACGGACTTCGAGAACCTGTTATCCAAACTTACAGGCAAGAACCTTGACGAATACAAGCGTGAAATTCAGGCAAAGAAACGCCGTATCAAGAATGAACTTGACATGATACCGTCACGCATTGACGAACGCAAACGTGATATGCCGACAGCCGAGGACTGGGATGCATTGGAAAGCGAGCTTGAAAGCAAGAAAAAGGCATTGGCTGACATTGAACAGCAACTACTTGATGCTTCAAAAGCCGCAGAGACGGTTAATAGCCGCAAAATGGAACTTATGAAGAAAGTCGGGGAAGTTCAGGAAAAGAAAACCAAACGTCAGTTTGAAATTCGAGAGGGTTTACTTTCAGACTTCCGCAAACAGACAAACGCACGTAATACCCTTACTGACAATATACATAAAGAAGAACGTGTCGTAAATTCATTGAAAGCCGATATTCAGGAATACGACAAACAGCTTGTAAGGTTGGCAGACGAGCGTAACCGTCTGTTGGCTGAATGGGAATCCATAAACGAGGAAAAGCTAACTTTCAATGAAGAAGAATTTATCTGTCCTACCTGTAAGCGCAGGTTTGAGGTGAACGAAATAGAAAGCAGACAACAAGAAATATCAGAAACATTCCTCAAAAATAAGGCTACACGACTGGAACGCAACAAACAGTCCGGAATGGAAATCAAACGCAAGCGTGAAGAAATAGAACAACTCAAATTACAGGCTGAGGTAAATGTATCATCCAAACAAGCTTGGATTGATGCACAAAAGGCTTCATCGCTATACCTCAATGAGCTTGTAGAACCTGAAACTGCATCCGTGATTGCGGTAGACCGTGAATATGTTGAATTGTGCAATCAGGAAACAGAGCTTTACAACCAAATCAACAACTATAACGCAACAAGCCGGACAGACAATTTAGAACTCATGGAGGGCAAGAGAACTATCAATGCTTCCATTGACGAGTTGAAAAAAATGCTCTCAAAGAGAGAAACCATTGAGCGCAACAACATGAGAATTTCAGAATTGGAAACCATGATGCGCCAGCAGTCTCAGGAGCTTGCAGAGCTTGAGGGCATAGAGTTCACTATCACGGCATTTGTAAAAGCCCGGATAGAAGCCGTTGAACGGAAGATTAACGGAATGTTCTCCATAGTCAAATTCAAGATGTATGAGCAACAAATTAACGGAGGAGAGATTGAGACCTGCGAAGCCATTGTAGGCGGTGTCCCGTTCTCTGACCTGAACGATGCAGGAAAGATTAACGCCGGACTTGACATAATCAACGCAATATGCGGCTTCGAGGGAGTTTACGCGCCTATCGTTATTGATAACGCAGAGAGTGTGAACGAATTGCTTCCTACTAAATCACAGAAGATACGCCTTGTAGTATCAAAGGATAAGGAACTTGTAATCGAGTGATACTATGGAAAAGAATAATTGGGAAACCCATTTCGAGACAGCGGAAAACCTCATGGTGCATACAATGCCCGGCGGAAGGATAATCGTAAAAGCCGACCTACGTACAGCCACCGTAAACGTGGAGCAGGACGGTAAAGTGATTGAGACACACGAAGCATTCTACTTGTCAGAATACACGAATTTTTTACAGGGTGTAGCGGAAAAAGCCGCACACCTCCAATCAATAAACAACAAATAAATTCAACGCATTATGCAAAACAATCAAAATCAAGTGGCTACCACCCAACAGGGGGCGGTAGCCAAACAACCTCGACAGATTGATGTATTGAAAAGCGTCCTTAACGCTCCATCAGTACAGGAACAGTTCACCAACGCTTTGAAAGACCACAAGGACGCATTCGTGGCTTCTATAATTGACCTTTACAACAGCGACAACCAACTGCAAGCCTGTAACCCCAAACAGGTAGTTTCGGAAGCCCTGAAAGCCGCAACGATGAATTTGCCTATCAACCGTGCGCTTGGCTTTGCCTACATCGTGGTTTTCAACAACTCTGTCAAACAATCTGACGGGACTTGGATAAAAGTACCGACACCCACATTTGTTCCCGGATACAAGGGTTACATACAGCTTGCCATGAGAACGGGACAGTACCGCACAATAAACGCAGATGTAGTATATGAGGGAGAAGTTAGAAAGGTAAACAAGCTGACGGGAGAAATCGCATTTGACGGCGAAAAGACATCCGACAGGGTAGTAGGCTACTTCTGTTACTTTGAATTGCTTAACGGCTTTGCTAAGACGCTATACATGACCGTTCACGACATGGCAACATACGCAAAGCGGTATTCCCCATCACTGAAAGCGGCTACAACGGTAGAAATGCTTGAGCAGCTTGCCAATACCACAACCGTGAGCAAAAAGGTAGGTTGGGAAGGTAATTTCAACGATATGGCATTGAAGACAGTTATCCGCAACCTCCTATCCAAATACGGTTATCTGTCCGTTGAAATGCAGGGTGCAATGGATAATGATGATGAACAGTCATATCAACATGATACCATGCTGGAAAACGCTAATTCTCAGGTGGTAAACATAGACGCTTCAAGCTATGAGGTGTTGGACAACGGAAACACAAAACAGGAAACGCCTGTTTCAGACGGTCCCGGATACTAACCTATGGAGGATGCTAAAATGAAACTGAATGTTCTCGGGAGCGACAGCAACGGCAACTGTTACATATTGCAGACCGATACGGAGGCTTTAATCATTGAAGCAGGTGTACGTATGCCTGATGTAAAAAAGGCTCTGAAATGGAATATTTCAAAGGCTGTCGGAGCTGTCGTTACTCATGAACACAATGACCATGCTAAATACATCAAAGACTTCATGCAGAACGGTATCACGGTATTGGCTCTCTATGATGTGTTCAGAGCAAAAAAGATAGACAACCTTTCATTCAGGAAAGTCATAGAAGCCAATCATGGCTACATAATCGGCGGCTTCAAAATATTTGCCATTCCTGTATGCCACGATGTGCCGTGCTTGGGTTTTATCATTGAGCATGAAGATATGGGGCGTCTGCTTTTCGTTACTGACACCATGATGCTTGAATACAGCGTTCCGGGGCTTAACCACATACTTTTGGAAGCCAACTATGCGTATGACATCTTGGATGCGAAGATAGATGCAGGTCTCGTTCCGGCTTCAATGAAACCGAGACTGATACAGTCTCACATGGAAATCAATACTACCAAAGGCATATTGAAAGCCAACGATCTATCAGGCGTGAATGAAATAGTGCTAATACACCTGTCAAACGGCAACAGCGATGAAAAAAGATTTATCCGTGAGGTGCAGGAAGTAACTGGGAAGCCTGTGTACGTTGCAGCCGCAGACATGGAACTGAATTTATGCAAAAATCCATACTGACATGAAGATACAGGTAATCAAGAAAGGCGGACGCTTTGACCTTAGAACGGTCTATGAGGCTTTCAGGGGCTTTGCCGATGGTGTGTATATGCTGACGGCTAAACGCATCAGGAAAAGCCGTAGTAACGACCAAAATTCATATCTATGGGGCTGTGTCTATCCGCTCATGCTTGATGCCCTTATTGATGCAGGTTGGGATAATTTCACAAACACGGAACAGGTACATGAGTTCTGCAAGGCACAATTCACAAAAGAAAGTGCCGTGAACAGGTTTACAGGCGAAATAGTGGAGTTTCCGCACTCGACAGCGAACATGGACACGGTAACATTCTCCACCTATGTTGATAAAATCAGGGACTTTACCCGTGAGTTCCTTAATACTGAAATACCCGACCCGGATAAGTTTTGGATACAAACTAAAAACCATAACTCAAATTTATAAACAATGGAAAAAGTATTATTCGCTGAATACTCCGAAAAGGAGCGCAAGCAGATGCTGTCCGACAATGCGGACAGCATGGAGGAGGTAGGCTACATGAAAGACTTTACCCCTGACGAAATGGAAGTGATGAAAGACAGGCTTTCAAAAATCGTGATTGACATCAACGACATTGAGGAAGAGAAAAAAGCGGCAAACGATGAGTTCAAGCTCCGAAAGAAGCCGCTGGAGACCGAAAAGCAGGAGCTTCTTGCCAACATCAAAAGCAAATCCGAATACGTCTTGGAAGACTGTTACAAGTTCTGTGACCACGAAGCACAAATGGTCGGCTACTATAACGATCAGGGCATTCTCGTGTATAGCAGACCAATGAGACCGGATGAACGCCAAAGGACAATTTTTCAGGGGTTGAGACCTGATGCAATCAACAAAGAAAAAACAGGAACTAACGATTAAAAACTTAGAATTATGCAACCAAAAGATTTGAACATCACAGTAGAGAACGGAATTAAGACCATAGAAGTGCGTACGGGGGCTGCACTTGAACCGAAAGAGCCGATAAAGGTAGAAATATGCGGAACGCTTGATGCACCCCTTAGATGGCTTGAAAAGCGTGTCTCTGAAATCAATCAAAAGCAATGCTACGCTACTGTTAATCGTGAAAGCATGAGTATCACGCTTATCATTGATGAAAAGGACTACTACCGTACATCCATAATGGGGGTGCTACAATTACACCCCACGTTCCTTAAATTCGGTATCAATCAGGGCAACTATCGCACCCCTATTGAAATGTCAGAACTTATCAAGATGAACCGCTCCTACTTCGAGAACAGACAAACCGCAATGGAGCTTGTCTCCCTATTGCGCAACTTCAAGGCGAAAATAAACAAAGAGGTTGAAGCCGACATAGACCTCAAAAAAGGCGACCGCCGTGTTCTCGTGGCGCAAAAGATTGACAGCAACCTGCCTGATGCGTTCAATATCGTAGTCCCGGTGTTCAAGGGACACAAGCCGTCAGTCATTGAGTGCGAGACCTATTTCAACCCGGATGATTTGACATGCACTCTTGTTTCTCCACAAGCTAATGACATCACGGAAGAAATCAAGGACAGTGAGATTGACAAGGTAGTTTCATCAATCAAGGAAATAGCCCCCGATATTGCAGTCATAGAAATCTGATAACCAACAACGCCCCTGCCCTTGTGGTGGGGGCTAATAAAACATCAAACTATGGCTAAATCATCATTCACAATAAGCCTGTCTTTCTACAAACCCATTTCGATGCTATCGGATGAGCAGTTGGGCAAGCTGTTCCGGGCGATATTCCAATACCAACTCGGTTTGGAAGTGGACATCGGCATAGACAAAGATGTGTGTATGGCTTTCGAATTTTTCAGAAGTCAGTTTGAGGTTGAGCATGAAAAATACCTGCACCGTGTTCAGGTAAACCGTGAGAACGGGCGCAGGGGTGGCAAAGCTAAAAAAACAAAACAGGCTGAGCAAACGGAAGTTACAGCTTCAAGCGAAACAAGCAATTCGGAGCAAATGGGAGCGAATGAAGCAAATCGCTTACCCAATCCGATACCTTCTAAAAATGTAAAAGTGAAGTACGGGGATTTTGTCAGAATGATGGAAGACGAATATTCCAAGCTCGTAAATGCCTACGGAGAAGACGGCGCAAAAGAGCTTGTAACGATACTTGACAATTACAAGGCTTCATCCGGAAAACGATATAAAGACGATTACCGTGCAATCCTGAGTTGGTGTGTAAAAGAGTATTTGAAACGAAACAATAACAATCATGCAGCGAATTTTGGAAAAAGAACAGAAGATAGACGTACAGGCGTTGAAGTCAGTGCTACTTCGGCTGAAGACTACAAGGGAACATTTTAGGTTTCCATGCACAAATGAACAGGCTTTTGACATAATGAAAGCTGCATATATAGCCGAAGTAGAGTTCAGGAGAAGAAAATACATTGAGGATAAGAATGTAATATCAAATCTTAAACGTGTATCAGAGTTCCTGACCGATAACGGAAATAAGTTTGGCATAATGCTTTGCGGCGTGTGTGGAAATGGCAAAACAACTATGTTGTACGCCTTTCAAAGTGCATTGAATTTTCTCATATCATCCAACTATGTAAGCCGGGACTTTGGAATACGCATCATTGATGCAAAAGACCTGTTGCACTATGGAAAAGACTTTGAAAAATTCAGTCAGATAAAGCGAAACAGCATGATTGGCATAGAGGATTTAGGCAGAGAGGAAACAGGTGTTCTTGACTATGGAAATCTGCTAAATCCCGTAATTGATTTGCTTGAATACAGGTATAACTGCCAACTGTTCACATTCATAACTACTAACCTTACCCCGAAAGACATCCGGGATAAATACGGGAAACGTATCGCCGACAGGTTTAACGAAATGCTGGAGGTGGTAGTATTCGAGAACGAGACATACAGAAATCTGAAATAAAAATCAATCAACGCAACAATATGTATCAGTTAAGAGATTATCAGAAAAGGGCGAGCGATGCTGCAACGGCTTTCTTTCAAAACCGCAATGACAACAAGAACGCAATCATAGTATTGCCGACAGGCAGCGGTAAGAGCCTTGTCATTGCAGATATAGCATCACGGCTTGACGCTCCTACCCTCATATTTCAACCAAGCAAGGAAATTTTGGAGCAGAATTTCGCAAAGCTGCAATCTTATGGTATTTGGGATTGTTCTGTATATTCTGCTTCATTCAACAGCAAGGAAATACGCCGAATCACCTTTGCAACCATAGGTAGCGTGAAAAGCAATCCGCAACTGTTCCGGGCGTTCCGCTACGTGATTATTGACGAATGCCATTTGGTAAACCCCAAAGAGGGTATGTACAAAGACTTCCTTACTGCAATCAAATGTAAAGTTTTGGGACTTACGGCAACCCCGTACAGACTGTATTCAAGCCGAGATTTTGGCTCGATGCTGAAATTCATTACCCGTACAAGACCATGCGTGTTTTCAAGCGTCCTGTATTATGTGCAGATAGGCGAGCTTTCAAGACGTGGCTATCTTTCTCCTATGAAATACTATCAGGAAAGCCTGTTAGACATGAAGAAGCTACGCCACAACACGACAGGTGCGGATTTTTCGGAGAAATCCGTTTTGGCAGAATATAAGCGTGTGAACTTCTACCAGCATTTGTGCAACATCATAGAGCGACTTTTGAGAGTAAACCGCCGGAGTATATTGGTTTTTACCCGTTTTTTGAGAGAAGCGGAAAGGCTAAACAAAACATTCAGTTGTTGCGCTATCATTTCAGGGACAACCCCGAAAAGCGAGCGTGAAGAAATACTGCAAAAATTCAAGTCGGGCCAGATAAAAGTGGTTGCCAATGTAGGCGTACTCACTACTGGATTTGATTATCCTGAGCTTGATACGGTGGTACTTGCACGCCCCACGATGAGCCTTGCGCTCTACTACCAAATGATAGGCAGGGCTATCAGACCGCACAAGGACAAACCCGAAGCGTGGATAGTGGATATATGCAACAACTATTGGAGGTTTGGGCGTGTGGAAGACCTCATGCTGACGGAACGTCAAAAAGGTATGTATCAGATTGAGACGCACGAGAAAACCCTTACAAATGTTTACTTCTAAATTGAAATGACGATGAAACCATATATAGAATTTCTCAAAGACAAAATGGCGATAAGCCATAACACAGGTTTTGATGTATCACCCGAAGAACTGACACAGACGCTTTACCCCCATGTCAAAGACTCTGTTCGCTGGGCGGTACAGGGTGGTTGCAGGGCGATTTTCAGCAGTTTCGGTATGCAGAAGACAGTAACCCAACTTGAAATCATCCGTGTCATTCTAAAACATGAGGGTGGCAAAGGATTGATTGTTTGCCCTAAACGTGTAATAGTAGAGTTCCTGCATCAGGCAAAGGTGCATTTGAATATGGACGTTACCTATGTACGCACCATGCAGGAAGTGAAAAAGTGCCCGACAGACATAATGATTACCAATTACGAACGTGTACGTGACGGAGAAGACGGAGTGAAAATAGAACCGTCATACTTCACCGTGACATCGCTTGATGAAGCAAGCGTATTACGTGGATTTGGAACAAAAACCTATCAGGAGTTTTTACCGTTGTTCAGAAATGTTCCGTACAGATTTGTAGCGACTGCTACGCCCTCTCCAAACAGATACAAAGAGTTGATACATTATGCAGGTTATTTAGGAGTAATGGACACGGGGCAAGCTCTTACAAGGTTTTTCCAAAGAGACAGTACAAAGGCAAACAACCTGACGCTATACCCACACAAGGAAAAGGAATTTTGGCTATGGGTAAGCACATGGGCGTTATTCCTAACTAAACCATCAGATTTGGGCTATCCTGACACAGGATATGAGTTACCTGAATTGAGAGTACATGAGGAAATAGTGTTAGTGGACAATACATCGTCCAAGGTGGATCGTGACGGACAGACGTTAATGTTCCGATCTGCAGCATTGAGTTTGGCAGATGCTTCACGTGAAAGGCGAGATAACATGAGATTGAAAATAGACCGTGTCGTGGAAATTATTAACCGTCCTGAAAATAAGAACGATCATTTCCTTTTATGGCACGACTTAGAAGATGAACGGATCGGGCTTTGCAAAGCTATTCCCGGATGTAAGGCTGTATATGGCTCACAGGACGATGATGAAGCTGACGAGGTTATAAAAGACTTTAAAGAGGGACGTTTAAAATATCTTGCAGCAAAGCCTGAAATGCTTGGAGAGGGATTGAACTTCCAATACCACTGCCACAAGGCTATCATGTTTATAGATTACCGCTTCAATGATAAGTTTCAGGCAGTGGCACGCATACACCGCTTCATGCAGAAATACCCGGTCGATCTGTATTTAGTGTATACTGAGAGCGAGCAAGAGATTTACAAGAGCTTCATGCAGAAGTGGGAACAACATAACCACATGGTTAAAAACATGGCGAATATCATCAGAGAAAACGGTCTGTTCGGTGTTCAAGCGGAAGAAAAGATGATGCGCTATATATTCTCGTGCCGTGAGGAGTGTTCCGGAAAGATGTGGAAAGCCATAAACAACGACAACGTGATGGAATGTCAGAATATGCCGGACAACTCGGTCGGTTTAATGGTAACAAGCATACCGTTCTCAAACCACTACGAATACACGCCGACATACAACGACTTCGGGCATAACGAAGATAACGGCAAATTCTTCGAGCAAATGGACTACCTGACACCCGAATTATTCCGAATACTACAACCGGGAAGACTTCTCTGTGTACACGTTAAAGACAGAGTTTTGTTCGGTAACGCCACAGGTGACGGTATGCCGACCATAGACCCGTTCTCTGATATGACGGTATTTCATTACATGAAGCACGGATTTAGATACATGGGACGTATCACGGTCGATACAGACGTGGTAAGGGAGAATAACCAAACCTACCGCTTGGGATATGGCGAAATGTGCAAGGACGGCTCTAAAATGGGCATAGGCTGTCCTGAATATGTACTGTTGTTCCGTAAACTTCCGACCGACACCTCAAAGGCTTATGCGGATGTGCGTGTAGAGAAAAGCAGGGACGAATATTCGCTTGCACGTTGGCAGATTGACGCTCATGCAAGCTGGAAATCATCCGGCAACTCCCTGTTGAGCTACGAGGACATGAAAGGCTTGGGCATTGATAAGATACGTTCTCTATTCAGAAAATACGAAAAGGAACATATCTACAACTACGAGGAACACATCGCTTTTGCGGAGGAATTGGAAGCCTACGGTAAACTGCCTAAAACATTCATGGCGATAGACCCTGTGAGCAAAAAGGATTGGATTTGGGACGATGTTACCCGGATGCGCACTCTCAATACAAAGCAATCGCAGAAGAAACGCCAAAACCATATTTGCCCGTTGCAGCTTGACATCGTGGAGCGGCTCATCGAACGTTACTCTAACAAAGGCGATGTGGTATTCGACCCGTTCGGTGGTATTCAGACTGTCCCCTATTGCGCTGTTAAAATGGGACGCAGGGGATTATCTACCGAACTGAATTATGACTACTGGAAAGATGGGCTTTCTTACTTGCAGGAGGTTGAAATGCAGGTAAAAGCACCGACATTGTTTGACTTAATGGAGGTTGGCTAATGCTAACTCATGGCAGTTTGTTTAGCGGTATAGGCGGTTTTGACATTGCTGCCGAATGGATGGGATGGCAAAACGCATTCCATTGTGAAATAAACGAGTTTTGTACCACAATCTTAAATTATCATTTTCCAAATGCAGAACACTATACAGACATTACAAAAACAGATTTTTCCAAATGGAGAGGGTGTATCGATGTACTCAGCGGAGGCTTTCCGTGCCAACCGTTCAGCGTTGCAGGACAGAGAAAAGGAGCAGATGATGACCGTTATCTCTGGCCGGAAATGTTACGAGCCATTCGAGAAATCAAACCGACTTGGGTTATTGGTGAAAATGTTGGTGGAATCATCACGATGGTACAGCCCGGCAAGACGCTTGAATTGGGTTGCTCAACCTCTCTTTTCGGAGAAGACTACGAGGATGAGGAAATGCACCAGCAGTTCGTTGTCGAGACCGTATGTACAGACCTTGAGCGTGAGGGATATTCCGTCCAGCCGATACTTGTTCCGGCTTGTGCCATCGGTGCGCCACATCGAAGAGACAGGGTTTGGTTTATTGCCAACCGTACAGACACAGGGGTTGAAGCGATGCAATGCAGACGGAAAGACAGAATTTCTACCGTTGGAGCTATTACCAACACCGAGAGCCAACAAAGTGAACGATATAGACCTGAACAATCCACAAATGGCTCAACGGAACAAAGGGAATTTGGAAGAAGCAATAGCGAAAATAATTCAGAATACGCCATGCGAGGATGGGAAAATTTCCCAACTCAATCCCCTGTTTGTAGAAGAAATGATGGGCTTCCCTTTAATGTGGACGACCTTGCCATATCTTTTGCACAATGGAGAAAAGAGTCAGTCAAAGCCTACGGTAACGCCATAGTTCCACAAGTGGCGTACGAGATATTCAAAGCTATTCAAGAAACGTATAATCAGTAACAATCATGGATAATTCAATTTACAAACAATGTACAGAGTGCGGACAGACAAAGCACATTTCGGAGTTCAGCAAGTCATATCCTAATAGGTGCAAGGTTTGTGTAGCGGAACATACAAGAATGGTACGTGCAGCACAAAAACTGACTGCAAGAGTAAAACTAACGGGTGAAATTGTAGAAGTTGAGCCATCAGGCACTATGCAAGTATCATGCGGCTCATTCATAACAAAAGACGGTCGAAGAATACCCGGAACAGCACTTGAATTTGAAAAAGCCATAGACTGGGAACAGCGCAGGTATGAGATAGCAAAGGCGGTTATACAAGGACGATTAAGTAATCAGTATGGAGATGTGCTTGTTGGAGAAAGGAATTTTGCAGGAGTAGCTGCAAGTGCTGTGGAATTTGCTGATGCGCTTATCGCAGAATTGAAGAAAGGGGTGCAAAATGAATAATGATAATAGACATTGCAGCGAGTGTGTACACTACGAGCCTTGCGCGAACTGTCAGATGTACTGCAAGGCTCTACAACGGAGAATAACGGAAAGGAAATCTGCCAAGAACTGTAAGTATTACAAATCATTTATCAAGAAGGAAATGAAAATGAACGAAGAAGATTACGTTAGCTTAGAAACAGCTAAATTGTTAAAAAATAAAGGGTTTAATGTTCCTTGTTTGTACCAATATACGGATAAAGGAACAGTTTGGAGATGTTTTGACCCGGAAAACTTCAACGCTTACGAAACTTGTTATTCATGTCCGACATTATACGAAGTGCAGAAATGGATAAGAGAAACTATGCTTATTCATATAGAAATAGGATATATGTATGGGAATTATTGGCTTTATGATCTTTTGACAATCCCAACTCATGACTTGATAGGACTTACAGATAGAGATAACGTAAAGTATGAAAGTTATGAAGAAGCTCTTAGCGCAGGAATACTTGAAGCACTTGAATTGATTTAAAATTAAACATAAAATTAGAGGAGATACGAAAATGATTACAAAAGAAACAGCACGCAGGATTTACAACTGCTACCAACAAATCGAGGAAATAGACAGACTAAAGAAAGAAATGCTTGAAGAAGTTGAAAAGGCAATGAAACGTGAAGCAGAAAGCCATGAGCCTATACCTGACAGCCCATATGGCAGGTTTGGTAAAGGCATGCAGCTTGGAGTACCTGACGGGATGTGTTCCTCAATGAGAATATTCAATATCTCTCCCAGTATAGGTGTAAAGGTAATGGACGAACAACTGGATAAGTTGGAGAAAGAATTAATAGACCTTGAAACTATAGCACGGTTGGAACTTTTAAAAAGCACAGAGAGTAAGCCATGAAACAACGAGAGTTTTTCGATAAGGTTACGTTGATATGGAAGAAGCGATAAATGAAACTATTAAACTAATTGAAAAAAAATAGAGGATGAGAATGAAAAGGGAAGACATTGAAAAAGCAGCACGTATGTTTGTTTGTGATACAAAGACGGATGCAGAGGGGAAAATCTTGCGGCAAAAAGGTTTCAAAAAAGGTGCAGAATGGCGCATAAACAGTGTGTGGCATGATGCAGCCGAAGAACCTGAAAGAGAAACGGCAATCATTGTATTGTTTTCAGAAGAAAATCACGAAATGGAAACAGTATATTATACTTATGACTCTCCCGATGATTGTTGGGAGGAAATAAAAGAAAATCACAATTTTTCAAAATGGGCATATGTGGAAGATTTACTACCTAATATGGAGGAATGAAAAATGAAAATAGTATTTTATACGACACTTTTAGTAATATTTTTTTTGGTTATATCAAATACGCAAATAACCTTTAAACCATTTAGTATTTCATTACCATATTGGCATAGAGCAATAAGTATTTTTCTTATAAGTATCGGGATATGGTTATATAATATTGGGGAGTATAGGAAAGGATATGAAGCCGGGATAGAAAAAACGATTAAATACATCGAAGATAAATCAAAACAAAATGAAACTACGAAACGCAAAGAAATCCATACCAAAGGATTTTCGCAGAGAGATGTACGAGAACTATAAGGCTACCATGACTTTTTACGGGAAGCCTATACAACCATATAAAGAGTGGTTGAAAGACACATTTAACACAAAACTGCCGGAACATGAAACCACGTGAATTTTTTGACAAGGTGGCACAGATGCGCCGGATGCAAAAGGAATATTTCAAGACACGTTCCTCAATGGCTTTTTCCAGAAGCAAACAGTTAGAGAAAGAGATTGACGATGAAATAAAGCGAGTAGAGGGTATTCTTGGACGTTCAGAGCCACGTCATCGACAAGGAAATATATTTAACGAATAAGCCCAACATAGGGCAAATGAACATCAAAAACGAATAGCAATGAAAAAGAAAATCATCATCACACTCTCGAAGCGTTTTCCTCAGACACATTCGAGGAAAGGAGAACCAACCCATTTCAGGGAGAAGTTAGGCAATGCTTTAAACGATACACCCGAAACAATGATAGACAACGGAGGCACAACAGTCTCCGTCAATTCCCGAAAGATACACACTATACGGAAGAATTTTATAAGGTGGCAGCATAACCTTGACAAAATAAGCGGTGGAGGTTTTTACCTTTCAATCCGTCAATGGAGCGCACGACCTTACAATTCGCCACAGGAAGAAATCTTCCAACTGCATGACAACGGTATCGGTTGCCAACGTATAACCATGTCATACTCCCCCGACACAAAAGAAGTCAAAGCGGTAATAGATGGCAAATACACTGCAAATGTAGAGCAAATTGCAGCGAATGACGGTTTGCAAGTAAGTGAGTTCTTGGAATGGTTTTTCGGCAAAAATCCAACAGAAAAGAAACTGTTTTCGGGAGTTATCATCCATTTTACCCCATTCCGGTATGGCTCTGATACTAACAAGTTAGTAGAAGATAGTATAGCATAATATATAATAATAAATAATATTAGTAGTACAATGGCTTCAATAAACAAAGCAATTATAGTAGGGTTTGTAGGTCAAGAGCCGAAAATTGATACGCTCCAGTCAGGTGTAAAGATAGCTTCATTCTCCGTTGCTACCACCGAGAAAGGGTACACGACACAATCTGGAACAACGATCCCAGACAGGACGGAATGGCACAGCATTGTCCTTTGGGGAAAGCTTGCGGAGGTCGCAGGGAATTACCTACACAAAGGTTCATCGGTATATGTCGAGGGAAAGATACGCACCCGGTCCTATGATGACAAAAACGGAATAAAGAGATACGTTACAGAAATCCATGGGGACATCATGCAGATGCTTGACCGAAAATCTGACGGAGGCAACCAACAGCAATATATAGGTCAGAGTGCAAACAGCAGTGGAGGTTCTACAAACCCAGAAGATGATGACCTACCATTCTAAACCGAGTGAATGTATGAGACATGACGAAAGTAGAATACAGGCAGCTTGCGTAAAGTGGTTTAGGCTTCAATATCCACATTTCGCACCTAACCTGTTCGCCGTACCGAACGGAGGACAAAGGGGAAAGTTCGAGGCAAAGATTATGAAAGGCGAGGGAGTAACAGCCGGAGTAGCGGATTTGCTACTGCTCCTACCATCCAAAGGGTATCATGGTCTGTGTATCGAAATGAAAACAACTAAGGGCAGACAGAGAGACACGCAAAAGGCGTGGCAGAAATCGGTTGAGAGTGTCGGTTACAAATATATATTGTGTCGCTCTATCGAGAGTTTTATCGCACAAGTGAATGATTATTTGAGGTAAAAATCTTTTTTTGGAATAAAGCGTGCTTATTAAGTACGCTTTATTAGTATATTTGCATTAGTCTAACATTTCTAACAAATAAAAATAGCATGGAGATTTTAACAAAAGCAGATGGCTTGATACTGATATTTGGTTATTTCATCGCAATGCTCGGTATCATAGCCTTGCTCAAAAAGAGAGAGAACACCAAAGAAGAGTTCTTGGTGGCTGGCCGTTCCGCTTCATGGATAATGACCGCCTTTTCGATGGCGGCAACATGGGTATGGGCGCCGAGTATGTTCACGGCGGCAGAGAAAGCATACACGCAAGGATTGGCAGGCGTATTTTGGTTTGTTGTGCCAAATGTACTTACACTCATCCTGTTTGCGTTCTTTGCAAAAAAAATGCGTGATTTGCGCCCAAACGGATGGACATTCTCGGATTATATCAGGGTAAAGTACAGCAACAGGGCGCATAATATGTACTTGATTGAAAGTTTCGGGCTTCAAACCTGCTCAATGGCAGTACAGCTATTAGCCGGGGCAACCATATTCCACAAGATAACGGGGCTTCCGTTCTTTTGGACTACCGTAATGCTCGCTGTCGTTCCTTTGGTCTATTCTGTGATGCACGGAATACGTGGCAACATCGTTTCAGACTTCGTGAAGATGGGCTTCATCGTGGTTGTGCTACTCATGGGATTGCCGATTATGACCTCAAATGCCGGATTTGATACATTCCTGAATGGTTTTGGCGGTATAAGTGGGGATTTCGGAAGCCTGTTTGACAGCAACGGCATTGCGGTAATGCTTTCCTTTGGAATACCGACAACGATAGGGCTTCTTTCAGGGACATTCGGCGACCAGATGTTTTGGCAGCGTGTTTTTTGCGTGAAACAGGACAAAGTTAAGCGCACGATGATAACGGCGGCTTTTATCTTCGCCATAGTGCCTATTTCTTTGGCTTCATTCGGTTTCTTTGCATCAGGTGCAGGTTTGGATATTGCCGACACGCAGCTTGTCAATGTAGGGGCTGTTATAGCCTTTACCCCAAAATGGTTCTTGTACCTGTTCTTCCTGCTTATCTTGTCCGGGCTTATTTCAACGGTAGATAGTATTTTGTGTGCAGTCTCATCCATTGCAGGGCATGACATTCAAATGAGAATTTCAGGCTCAGGAAAACCGGGAAGCCTTACCGCTATACGCATCGGTGGCAGATTGCTTAACTCTGTGGACTTGGCTCGTATCTCAATGTTCGTGATTACAGCCCTTGCCATTTGCATAGCAAACATACCGGGAATAACGATTACTTACCTGTTTCTATTTTACGGAACATTGAGAAGCTCCGTAATGTTACCCACCATATTTGCGATAAAAGGCTGGAGAATGTCAGAACGTGGGCTTTATTATGGCATTATGGCAAGCCTTGTAATCGGACTTCCGATTTTCGCTTACGGAAACCTGCATAACAACATTCCGCTTATCCTCACAGGCTCAATACTGACTATCTGTACATCAGGCATAATGGCTCCCACGATGAAAGCCAAGACGACCCCCCATGAACGCTTC